GGTCAAAGATCTCTGTTAGCTCGCTTCGTTGTTGTTCCCCGAGGTGTAGAGATTTTCTAGCGGCGACAGACATGAGTCCAAGGGCTGTTCTTCTATTAGATTCTTCAAGCGCCAAGTAACCGCACCGCTCTCCCTTGCTGAGAAGGTCAGCGCATATTTCTCTGAGAATGGAACTTTTCCCCACGCCAGAGCCTGCAGTAACCGTGACAAGCTCTCCATATCTGATCCCGTGTAATAGCTTGTTGAGGCCTGCAAAGGGGTAGTCATGATCAGATGGAGGTGAAGGTGTGGTTACTAGATCTAAAAGAGTTTTGGCATCAACAATGCCGTCCGGTTGATATTGAGCATGGTTGTAATTACATACTGCCCGTACTGCTTCAGTATCACCAACCTGTAATGCATCAGAGGCATCCTTGTAATCGTCTAGAAAGCCTATGAAAGTCTTGTTAGGTGGTAATACACTAGCTGCCTCTTTTGCAGCCTTCTGGCCTGCCTCATCGTTATCAAAGAATAAAACAATCTTGTCGTAATGATTGATCCATTCATAGTTTTTCTGAATGGCTTTCTTAGCTGCAGCTGCTCCATTTGGAATAGAGACCACGGGCCAAGGTTGACATTCATAGATGCTCATCGCATCCATTTCGCCTTCGCAAATTATTAACTTCTGATCCTTAGCTGTCTTGTGTCTGAAGTTCTGCATTCCGAATAGAGAATTGACTTCTCCTTCACAGCGGAACTCCTTATCTTTAGACCTTACTTTTGCTCCGACAACCTTGCCAGAACTGTCGAAATAATAGTGGCGTAAGATCTCACCATCTTTGTAGGTTTTGAATAGTTCACAGGTTCGTTCAGAGATTCCTCTTGATTGCAGCCGTCTGGCTGATCCTTGAAGTTGGACATTTGACACGTGATGATTGTGAAAGGAAGTGTTGTTATTGCCATGCGTCCGGGCATGACATTTAAAACAAAACGTGTGACCATCTGAATACAAACTATTTGCATCTGATGAGCCACACTCTGGACAAGGAATATGCTCTACAAACTCATTCTCTACATGAACCATTGAATTGGAATGTTGTGAAATGATGTCCAAGGGATACCTAATTTGTCGCAGTAAGCGGCATAAGTAGTCTTAGACTTCTTGCTAATTTTGTTATATGGTGACTGAAACACCATGCGTAAATCTATTTCTGGATGTTGCTCTTTTACGTTGCGGATCTTACGGCGATCTTCACTGTCCCAGTAGCCTTTGCATTCAAGAAAAATGCCATTTGGTAATAAAAAGTCTGGGGAGTAAATGTGCTGGATGATGTATGGAACCTTGGTAGATTCATATTCATACTTAACACCCAGCTCGCACATAAGATCAGCTACCTGCTCTTCAAGTCCTGATCTAAATGCCATTAGAAGTCAGAGTCATCCTCTTCTTCAGAAGCAGGCTCTGCTGCAATAACATTAGGGATCATTGCTTTGTATCCAGCAGTAGTACCGAATAGATCGACAACATCTTCAGTAGACATATCTCCTACATCAACGCCTGCTGATGAAGACAATGTGACTACTTGAATACCCTTTAGCTTAAGACTTGTGCCATAGGTAACACCATCTCGCAAGATGTAAGGCTTTTGGTAAAGAGCTAGCTTTACGGTAGATCCACTAAAAAGAGGAAGACGCTCATCAGTGATGACAGTGCCGTCAGTATCTACTACAGGTGGTTTTGTATCTTCATTCCAAGAGAACTTAACTTTATATTTTCCTTTAGTTACTTCTTCCCAAGGTTCAGGCTTAAGTACTGAACGTTTTGGATTCTTTAGTTTAGATTCAGCCCACTTAAGGGACTCAGTGCGGTCTTCTTCTAGTGCTTCAACCATTGATTCATCGACTAGTGCGCCAAGTGAATAGCCAAATTTAGAAGGTGTCATTACAGCTTGATATCCTTCAAGGACAACAGGCTCTGGAGTTACAAATGTGTTGCGGGTCATTAACAGAAAAAATAGGTGGAGTTAATTACTGATTCAGGGTTCAGTGTTCCAATGATTGGGGGCTCTTCTTCAGCCCCAATTTGTTCAGCCCAAGACTTTAAGTAATCTTGTTCTGCAAATATGTGCATGTATGTCTGACGAATAAGGGTTGAAAGAGTAGACATGTCAGTAGCACGACATAAAACCGAGTCGTGTATGAGGGCCAACGGAGCGTTGAAGCGTAGTGCAGATAGGTGGAGTAATGATGCATCAAGTGAGTGGATTAGATTAGGACTAGTAGCATTTAAGTGGTGCAATTTATCAACTTCGTTCTTATCAGCTGTTGCTACAGAAATTTTACATTCTCCTAGTAACTTCAGTTTGACATGTTCAACGTGTTTCTTCATCAGAGACTGCGTTACTACGAACCCTGATGGAGTAGTCCAAGTTAACTTATTAGCACCTCTATCGATAGCTTTACCTACTTCTTTCTCAATCCACTTCATGACCTTCATTGGTCCTTCAAACTTAAGACACATAGCTTCTCTAACTGCGTTAACAATCTGAGTAAGCTCATCCTTATCTACTTCAATGCCATCTTCTTTTAACGCTTCTTTGATATAAGAGCGGTTAGAGAATGGCTTTGCATTGTAAGGAATAGTCATCACAGTTCGCTTGGTTTTCTTTCTATCCCAGCAAGGTTTTATCCGTTCTGGAATAGAATCAATACAAGCTTCTGCAATTACTAAATATGCATCTTGTGGTGTGTCACTAGGCAGTACATTCACAAGCTTTGCAGTTGAAGCACAGCGGCAAAGTCCTGACAGCACTTGCAATCCTGATGCAGTGGCGTCAACTGCGACCGGCAGATTTGTGTAATTTCTATCACACAAAATCACGGAATGGTAGTAAGCATCGCACGCGGCCAGAAAACGCCAAGGCTCATCTACCCCTTCCCAAGTGGACAGGTTGCCAATGGGATCGGTAGCGACCTTAGTGATTAGATCGTGATTGTCTAACGTCCAAAGGATTCGTTCAGTCATAGGAAGCTTAGAGTTTCCATATGTAGTACTGACTTCAAACGCCAGCCAGTCTTCTGCTTCAGGTGTCATCAACGCTTGATTGTGAAACAAGAGTAGTGACTTAGAGAAGTCATCTCCTTGCGGTGTAAGAAATGCAGGGATTGGATAGACCCTACCCCTGTAGTCAAATGACCACGGAATGTAAAACTTCTCATATTGTTCAAACACTTCAACAGCATTCATAGTCATACGTGTACGACATGAACGCTTGAAGGCTTGAGCATTGATATTCATTACCTCTGCTGCTCTTCGTCTGTAGTCTTTGCGTGATTCTTTGTTGTCAGCAATGTCTACAGGCTTAGGAGGCAGTGGCATCTCAATAACAGGGATAAACTTACCAACCCCAATCCCACGCTCTTGCAACGTCTTTGCAACGTCAACAATGAATGGATTGAGGGTGTAGCTGGTTTGCTGAATGTGATTCAGAAAATCAACTGGAGTCTTTCCCTGTATACATGTCCTATCGCCTCTACGAACCATGTCGTAGCCCTCCATCACTTCATTGAGGATGTAGCCGCCACCTGTCCCATCAGGATGCCAATCGTTAGGTGGCACGATCATGGGCCAAGCAATAGGGCTAAACATTTCTGCTTGTGCCATGAGCTGATCTCTAATCGCCATGAACTCAGGCGTAGGGATCACATAGTTGACACGTTTACGGCCTTCCTGGCGGCTATCGATACTGAACCAGCCGCTTACCTCACAAATACAGTCGAGCAGCCAGCCACCTAAACGGACACGATTAGCTCGCCCCCAAGGCTTCCAATGCTCCACGTCATATCGATTCATAAGGGTTCGGATCACCGTCACCTTTTGAGTAGTGCCTATGGACTTATGCCAATAGTTTTTTTGAAGTGTGTGGAGGAGGCCAGGACATGTGCGTTCGTAATGACGCAACATGCATTCCTGCTCAATTGCCAAGCCAATGCAATCAGTGACATTGGCCACCAAGTTTGACTTTCGTTTAGCACTGAATACAGTGTCAAAGGTGATCTTGCTAGCGATGACTGCTGCATCATTAGCCGCAAGTTCAGCAAGGAATGGCTTGATTTCTTTGAAATTAACGCCTGTCTTTCCTTCCTTTATGCGGTTAGTCGTGACTTTAATGCGTTCAACCACAAGAGGAACAAGCTCCTCAATAGAAGACACTCCATAAACACTTGCACTTGAATAACTTTTCTCTTCAAGTTGTTTTGTGTTGTTGTGTAGCTTCTCAAGACCACGCTTGATTTGCTCCCGCTCAAGTTTAATTTGAGCACCGATTTCTTCAAAGGTTGTCAATAAAAATCCGCGTTAGAACCGGTGATTAGAACCATGTCGTAGTGGACAGGTGTTGTAGAAAGGAAGGCCAGGGAATTAACCCTGACCTATACGTAAGTGTTACGGAACCGCGCTCGAACCTAAAACCAGCGCGTCTACCAATTCCGCCAGATGGGCTCTGGGTTTCAGCTGTCACAGTGTGCCAGTTGAAATAGGGTGTTGCTCAGAAACAAGGGTAACTGAGTGCCCCATTAGACACGCTTAGATGGCAAGCATGGCGTCCGTGAGAGCTGTATCTGAGGCGTGGGCGTAGCGAAGGGTGGTCTCCACTCTTTTATGTCCGCAGAGCGTTTGTATCGATCTGATGGGTACACCTGCCTCAGCGAGCCATGTGGCATAGCTGTGACGCAGTGTGTGGAAGACATACTGCTCGTCCTTAGGAATGAGCCTATTGGCTTTTTTAAAGGCTCTCAGGAGCTGATCCTTGTCTCTCCACTCGTCACCAAAGATCCGAATATCGGAGCGTGATGATTGTGAACAGCGATCTGTCACCATCCCAAGAATTGATTCATGAATAGGAATAGCCCTCCAATTCTTAGCTTTTGTGGTTTGTGTAGGAACACCGCCGACGTGAATCTTGTTAGCTACAAGATCGATGTCTTTCTTACGAAGCTTAAGTATTTCTGATTGGCGCATGCCTGTA